TTCTTTATTCCCACCATCTAAAGTGCCTGCTTCAGCAGAAAATGGCCCGCTCTTTATAGGCCTTCCGTCAAGCTGCAACGGTGACTTCATCTTTTCTGTAACCTCAGTAAAGTATTTAAAATCTGCTGGATTAGAAAGATTTTTTAATCCACCCATGCCAACATTGTATGCAGATATAGCGCCAGCATCTGTGTCTGTATTTTTCCTAAACCCAGTAAGTAAATCTGACATAAACTTTCTTGATGTGTCACCTTCTTCTAATTTTGAATCTACCATTTCTTTATTATCTAAATAAGCATCTTGAGCTGTGGCGTACTTTTTTCCTCTTCCTATTTGATTAGCTAACTCTGGAAATAAAGACTGAACTCCATAGCCCGGCATAATAGCTGTAGTTGGTCTTATTTGACCTAAACCTCTTTCACCTATTCCTCCTATAGCCCTTGGATCTCCACCACTCTCTTGAAGAATCATAGCATTTAACAGCTCATTTGTGGGCCTTCCTGTTGAATCAAAATACTTACCACTAAATGCATTTATAACACCGCCCTCATTAAAAGGTATGGCAGATGACCTTCCTTTGCCCCCTAGTCCAGATAAACGACTAATACCACCAAGCCTTGCAAAAGGAGTAATTGGATCTCTTACCATTCTATCCATCACAGCAGGTCTAGGCATAACATCAGGAGCCTCGTCTATCATAGGTCTCATTTGAGCAAACTGATTCTCCATAGAATCCAGCTTTATATTAAATCTATTTTCTGCCATATTTGCAACTTCATCTAAGAATGGACTAACATCTTCAGATATCTCTCTATTGATCTCACGGCCAAAATTCATTAAGCCACCAGTCCTCATTCCTTGAGGCTGTGCTACAAGTGAACTTTCACTTCTAGGAGCCATTGCTTCCGCCATGCCCCGCATGCCTTCCGCAGGAACCCCTGCACTAGCTACAGCTTCTTCCGCAACAGTGTTTGTATCTGCTGCTTTATTAGCTTCAAAGTCAGACTTAACTCTTTTTCTTCTATTTATTTCAGATAACACAAGATATTGAGGTGCATTACCAGATGGTCTTTGCATTTCATTTATAAGTTGTTGCTCAGAAAAGTTTTTTAAATCATCTTGTATCTGTAGTATATTCATTATCCTGTTAATCCTCTATATAAACCAAGACCTGCTATACCAGTTCCAAGAGCTTCTTGTATTGGATTATATTGTTGGAACTTTACAGTCTCAGTAGACGGCTGAACTGGCACACCTCTAAGTATAGATGACAAGAAAGTTAAACTCTCTCTTGGGAAGTCTCTTTGTCTTACAAAATCTTCGTACGCTAAATCTAATCTTGCTTGATCTCTTGCCTGCTGATCTTTACCTATCTTCTCTAACAATTCTGCTGCCTGTACATCACCTTTTCTAGCCAAGTCACCAAGTTGGGCAAGTTGACCTGCTTGTGATGTTAAGCTTTCACCAGCAGTAATACCAAGACGTTCTGCGGATTCTCTAGCAGCTCTGTCTCTTTCAAACTGTTGTTGAGCCTGCTCAAATGCTCTTTGTTGTCCTGTTGCTTGTATTTCACCTAATCTTCTTTGTAAATCCTCATTTGCAAGGCCTTGAGCTATAGCCTGTCTACTACCACCAAACGCCCCTGCTTGTATAGCTTGGGCATCTCTACCAGCTTGACCTCTATCAAAGTCTAACAATGCTTGTGCTTTTTGAACATCCACTACATTTTGCATATAAGGAGACATGTATTGCTGTGCTGCTGCGCTATCAAACTGCCCTGCTTGAAAACCTAGTCCCTGCAAGGCTCGGCCCATACCAGCCTTAACGCCTGACTGAGCTGTATCTAGGCCAGCTATACCAGAGTCTGCTATATTTCTTACTCTATCTCTTGATGTCAACAAATCAGTTGATTCGTCTGCAAGTCTCTGTCCTTCATATGGTGTATATTCTCTTTTGGACTCAGACTCAGCCCTTTTAATCATATCTACAGCATATGGTTCAAAGTATTTAGGAAGGTTACTTTGTACTACGGTTTGTTCAGTTGGTTGTGGTGCTCTTGATCTTCCCTTACCCATCATTTAACTCCATTCTATAAGCAATGTATTCTGGCTCCCATTTGTATTTCTTTAGCACTTTAGACCATGCCTTTCTTCCATATCCCTCAAGATGCTCACATCCACAGTCTTTGGCAAAACTATTGATTTTTTCTAACACCAAAGGCAACCAGTCATTCATTCTTTTGCCGCCTACCCAATCTAATGCCATAGCTTTCTTACTTGGATATTCTATTATTCTAGTTGTTATTGCGGCTATCACCTTATCATCACCTTTATCGTCTATTACTAACCAAAGACTATACAAGCCCTTAGTTAAATCATGGTAGATATCATCTATATGATACTTACCCTTACTAGTTTGTATTGCTTTATTCAATAATCCACTAGCATCTGCCCAGACAATGTCTAATGCATCCTTTGGCACGGCTGTGCAAATCATGCAGGCAACATCATTTCATCTGGTATATCTGGCGGTTGAGCCTTTCCACCAGTTCGTAACTCTCTAACTCTATCCATCATATCTTCAAGCTTATCTGCCCCAGCATCAGAAGAGCCATTACCTAAGCCACTAACAACATCTGCCGGAACCACAAACTCACCATCACTTAACAATACATCTTGGTCAGAATCTTTCATAGATGCTGGTATCATATCATCCATGCCATCACCCATTCCTTTTACCATGCCATCTGCTTCTCCTGTATTTTCATCAAATACACCAGACTGCACCTTGTCTACTAAATCTCTTAATGCATCTTCTCCAAACTTTGCTAAGAATTGCCCTAATATTATTTCTGCATTTTCAGTGTCACCCTTGATGGCATCCACTGCCGCATTAATTAATTCTTTGTCATTCATTTCACCTTCAGGCATCATAGAGTCACCTAAATTAACTAATCCACCTTCTTGAAAGTTTGGAAGAAATCCATAATCAAACTCTGCATCTTTTCCGGGTCTATAATTACTCATGGGTGTGTTAATAGCACCACTTATAGGCGCCCCTCTAGGGGCAACAAAATCATCATCTTCTTCTTTTTTCATTGGTGGAGGAGGCGCAAGAGACGCACCTAAGCCAGCCCCTATAGCTGATGGTGAAGCCATTCTACTTAAATCAAATCCACTAGCCATGCTTGATGTTAAACTTGGTGTACCTACACCCATAGATTGACCTGCGGCGGCTAAATCTGCGGCAGGTCCTGTAGAAGCTAAGTTTGCTGTAGCGATATCTGGAGCAATAAAAGAAGGATCTCCGCCTAATGCTGTAGATGTTCCTGTTGCTGTTTTTCCAAGACCTCCCCCTATAGCGCCCCCTAAGCCTCCCAAAAGACCAGCTTGTAGAGCATCCTCTGTAGAGCCACCTTGCAATAACGAGCCTATTCCACTTCCTATAGCACTAGCTACAAATGCAGGCATAACTGTTGTGGGTATTAATGCCTGTGCCGCCATTCCTAAGATTGCTGGTAACATTTTATGCTCCTACTGCTTTCATTCTTTTAACTAATCTCTCTGCTCTATTGGTTACTTGAGTGTACCACTTACTTGATTTCATCTCTTCGCTTGCGCCAGACCAGTTCTTTTTCTCTATATTTGCCTTTAGTTTACGAAATTTACTCATTCTTGTATACCCCATATTAAACATCATGTTGCATAAAATATGTTGTACCTCTTCTGGCAATGTATCAAACTTGTCAATCCATCTTCTGCAATCAGACATACATAAGTTAATATCTTCTGCAAAAACAGTATTTACTCTTCTTCTAGAAACAGGTGTATCTACAGCAAATCCGTGTTCTATGTCTGTCTTTTTTACCAAATGCCCTATCCCAAAGGTTAAGTATCCAAGATGATCTTTGTATATTTTCATGACGCATCCCTCGTCTGCGGCAATCTCTTCCCTCAAAACATCTATATTCATATTTTTGCCTCCTTGCTATATATTCTGCTACATAAACCCAAAACATTATCTTTTCTTCTTTACTGTCATTTTTGCTCTTGCAAAGTTCTTTGCAGTAGGTGCGCCTTTCGATCCCTTTTTACGCATCTTTTCTCCGCTACCTGCCTTTATTCTTTTTCTCTTAGCTTGTATGTTTCTATATAAACTCATAACATGTATCCTTAAATGTCTAAATAAATCCTGCGTTATTTTGTTAAACCCTTTTGCTTTTCATATGTCCTAAGTCCTCCGATTCCGAGCATGCCGCCGAGAACGGTGAGAAGTGTACCCATATCAAAACTCGGCAGTTCTGGTATCGTCACACCAGCCATTGCACAGCCAAATATTATTAAATCTTTTAAAATAAAGTGATATAGAAAAGCAATCGCGCATGTCCAGCCAACTGCTGGCCTCCAGCCGCCCTTAAATAAAGAGCCAGACTGAGCTTCAGCTTTATTTAACTCTATCTGAGCAAGGGCAAGTTGTTGGGCATGTTTCTCTGCCATAGTGCTTAACTCAAAGGCGATCTTATTCTTAGTATCTTTGTCTTCTATGAATTTTCCTAACAGCTTTGTAGCTGGCCCAATAAGTGCTTGTATCATTACCACAACCTCATTTGTTTATTTACCTTAACTAATTTGCAATAACAATCATATTTTTGTGTCTGCTCACCAATTTTAACAGTTTGATTGGCTAATCTATCCTTGAAATACGTGCAATTATTTACGTTAGACATATGCAATTGTCCTGCTGGGTTGCCCGCTAAATAACATAACAAAACAAAAGCTGGTTTCATGTAACCACCTTTACTGTCCCGCTATCGTTATATAGAGCGCCTGTTTCTAGTCCTGTGGCTGATGTAGGCAAATCTGTTAAAGTAAGCCTAGTGCCTCTCATTTCCCCGGGATTCCTCTCTTGAGTTATAAATAGTTGTAAAGTTCTAATTAAGTCTTCCATGTATCTTCTATCAATTGTTTCTGGTGGTTCTGGTAATCTTGGTGCAGGTGTGTTTACTTGTGCCATTATCTTCTTCCATCTTCTCTCATGTCAACTCTAGGCGTTCCCATTTTAAACTTACATCCTAAAGCATTAGATTCTAGTTTTATTGCAAAAGAACGCCCTCTAATCCTATAATCTAGCTTATTTGTAAACTGCTCTACAGGTGATGATGCTGTTCTTGTGGCAGTTCCTGTGCCTGATTGATCGTATGTGGCGCCGGGAAAGTCTCTTGCTTTAATAGTAAATACAGCGTTTGGTGAGCTTAAAGCAGTAGAACCATCAAAAGTTAGGTCTGGTATTACTCTTTTAATAAAAGTAAATTTATCTCCATCACCTATATCCATAGGAGCTGATTCTATAAACGCTGTCATAGCATTGCCATCATCATCAAATCCTAGTTCATGATTATATATAAATTGATTGCCTGTGGCCAGAGGAAATGTTCTAACGCCTCTATCAAGCCATGCTGTCCTGCCTAGCGTGCCATAATACCATATCTTGTCGTTATAATTATATATGACATATTTATCATTATCTGAAGAGCCTGCGGATGGATAAAACCATATAACTTCTCCAAACTCAGAATTAATACCAGCGATAACTTTATCTCTTTGTGCTAGGTTAAAATCTAAAAATACTTTGTCTTTTACTGTGCATGGCAACTGTGCAGTTTGCCCTGCATGAACATAAAAATTGTCAATACCCATCCAATACACAACATCTTCTGTAGCTATGGCTGAGGCTGATGACATAATTGTAATATTAGATGCAAGCTGCGATATACCAAATGTAAAGGGAGGACCTATAAACTGCATTGAATGTAAAGATTTATCTGTATAAACCAATATCTCTCTTTTTGTCTCAACAGCTTGAACAAATGTTGAGCCTGCACCTAATCTTAAATCTCCTGCTGTGTTAGTGGTTGTTGGAAACCAATCTACAGGATTCTCTTGACTGCTAAACCTAATGAGTAATGGGTCCTGAACACCATCCCCACTAGCTGAACTTGGGTTTGCTGTATTAATTCCATCACATCCAAATGCAATAACGTGCCTATCAATGTCAGATACCAATATTTGCTTTGCAACTGTAGGAACGCTTTTCTGAGAACTTAATGCTGTACTTAATTCAACAGCTCTTGTTCCAGTGCCCCCAGTTTTATCCCAATAAAAAAGTTGACCATCTTTTACGTTTATTATTAAATCTTCACCAAAGTTGTCATGTGACCAAAGTCTAATTTGAGTTGTAACTGTAATAGCGGCTTCTTGACCCCATCCTACAAAATCATTATCTGTACTGGCATTACCTGTAATTAACTTAACAACAGTTCCATTAGTATGTGTGGCTGCATCTGTGCCTTTTTGCGCTCTATCAACTGATAAATCATTTGAGCTTACATTTGTTACAGTAAGTATTTCACTTCCAATTAATATCTCATCAGTAGCAACTATCTGATGTCCACTTGGACTTGAATCCGCAACAGTTAAGGTTGTATCTGAGCTATCAAGAGAGCCACCACTATCGTTAACAGTTGTTTGAACAGCTCCTGTAGTAGTTCCGTTCCAAGCTCCTGCTCCCCATCCCTTACCACCAACAACTGCATCTAATCCTACGTTAATCTGGTATACACCATCAACTCCTGAGCCACCATTGCCGCTATCTGATCCTGTGGCTAAAACTCCAATAACTATTGTGTATGTATTAGCGTCAGTAACATTTACAATTTGATGTTCTGTGTTAAGTAAAGCTGCTGTTATATTGCCTCCTAAACTAACTGCTCCAGATATTGTAACAAAATCATTTTCAACTGCACCGTGACTCGTATCTGTGACAGTGACTGTTGTTGTTCCGGCACTTGTATTATTAGCTGATGTAGATGCAGAGAATGTTATGCTATTAGTTGATGTTTTTCTTGTAGGGGTTATATCAGATAAATTTGTACCTTCTTCTATATAATATTTAAGATGTGTTCCTATTCCTAAATAGTTAGAACTATCTAAGGCTATCCAGTTATGCAATCTTCTAGCACTGCCTAAGTATTGGTTAGGACTATATTTTTCCCAACCACCTATCTTTTCTGGATAACCAAAACGAAATCTTATTTTATCTCCATCATAATACCCGCCTTCATTAGAGTAAGATGTTATTTCTCTATTTATTCCTGCATTAAATTTTAATGATTGTAACGGCATTATGCTGTGCCTCCAACTGTTGTGCCAGAACCGCCTAAACTTCCTCCAGCCACATTGCTCATACCTGATACAGCTAATCCAGCAGCACCTCCACTTGCGCCAGAAGATCCATTCGTTGGTGCTGTAGCTGGATAAGTTACACTTGTGCCTGATCCGTTATCACCTGTGCCACCAGCATTTCCAGCCTGACCAAAAGCACCTCCTGTACCACCAGTACCTCCTGACCCTGCGTTATTTGATCCAGAGCTACCACTTGCGCCTGCTCCTGCTGATTGATTATAACCTTCGCCTACGCCACCTGCTCCACCTGCTGCGCCGTTTTGTGTTACCAATGGTGATCCAGAAACAGACATACTTAAAGTATTGTAATAATAATTTTGATTATTCGAACTTGAGCCATAAGCAGTAAAATAATATGTTGTGCCTGATGCTATGCCAACATTTCCGCTATTACTTATTGATGTACCAGAAGTAACATTACTTGTACTTACATTTATAGTAGGAGTTCCATAACCACTTCCATATGAGGTGCTAATATTAGCACTAACACCATATACACCTGTTAAATTAGTTTGTGCAGAAATATAAATTGGACCTCTATTTGCA